TCTTTAGAGGATTCTTTGATACATCAGCAGAAGTTGAATACCCAAAAGATAAAATTTTTACTTTAGACGATCCATTATCAATTCTTGGTCCAAAATCTTCTAAAAAAATGCAAGATGGTAGATTACATCAAGTATTATCTCATCTAATAAAAACTACAGTGCCATTAAAAGACTGGGAACAATTATATAAAAAGTTTGTACACCCTGCTGGATTCTACTTACACGCTGAAGCACAGCTTTACACAAACCCAATATACAAACCGGTTGGGGTTCTTTCAGATGCAACTCCTCTAAACCTAAGAGTTGAAACTGATAGTGCCTTACCAAAGTTAGCTATAGATACTCGTATTATTAGTAAAACTGATATGGGAAATAGTGATATTCTTATTATGGATGGGCATAAAGAATATGTGTGTGGATCAAATACTAGAAGATTTCAGTACGCAAATATATTAGATTATGCCGATAGTGAAGGATGGTTTATTGAAGATAGTTATGGTAGAGCATTAGAAGGTCCTGGACTTTCTGTTAAAAATTCTGTAGATGCTGGATTATATAGTAATAAAGAAATTAATATAGCTGCAATAGATTTATCGCCGACACTAAAAAGTGAAGATAGTAATTATCAACCTGGGCTTTCTGAAGTACCAGGAGAGCCATATACAATATTTGAAGCGGCTCCAGCTAAGATTAAAACATTAGATGCAATAACTGGAATAACCACATCGTCTACTTTAATTCAAATAAATGTACCTTCAGAATTAAATAAAACTCTTGAACAGATTACAAGAGGCGATAGTAAAACATATATTTCAAGAATATATTTAAATGGTGATTATTCATCAACTAAACTTGATATAGCATTACCTGGTTTAGGAGATTCCTTTGGTGGCGATCACTTCTGTATTGGCGGAGATTCGGATGCTGCTAATCATTCTTCTTATGTTGTATCTGCATCAGCACCAGTATTAAGAGTTGATAATATATTAGATTCTTATGGTATGTTAGATGTAAATATTAAAAAGACTGGATCTGGAACAATTGAAGCAAAATTTAATCTTTCGCATAAATTTAACAGCATATATGAGTGGATTAAGTATGATTCTAATGCAGTTTTTGATATAAATAGTTTTAATTATGGTGACAACCAAAGTATGAGAAATGTGACTATTCAAGAATTAAGAAATAAGAATATGTTATATTTAAAAGACGCAATAATTTAATAGGTAGAGCATGTCGACAATTGTAACACAAAACTTTAAAAAGGAACTCATGATTGGGACCATTCGTAGTATTAACAATACTACTGAAAACTATTATATTGGCGTGTCTCGATCTAATCCTTGGAATGCTACAGATTCAGCACCAACGGCTAAAGATAATATTAGGATTCAAAACGAATTCCGAAATGGTCTTCAATCAATTCATCGGGTTGCAGCAGCTTCATTAGTTGTTCCTCGTAAATCTTGGTCTACTGGTTCCACATATCTTGCATACGATGATAAAAAAGATTTAGCTGATTATGGCTCTGAGTTTTTCTATGTTGCAAATAGTAATCATGATGTTTATATTTGTTTAAGACAGGGAACAGACGCAACTGGTGCAGCGGTAGCTTCAACAGTTCAGCCTACAGGTTCTAATAATGATCCATTTGAAACATCTGATGGATATGTTTGGAAATTTCTTTATACCATTAGTGCACTAGATGCTACTTTATTTATGACTAATGATCATATGCCTATTGATCGTATTTTAGCCACAGATTCAAATTCTACCGGCAATGAAATAAAACAATATGAAATTCAAAGTACTGCAAAGCCTGGTATGATTACAGCGTTTGAAGTAACAGCAGGCGGTACTGGTTATACTAATCCATCAGTCAATATTAATGGTGTTAATTATCCAACACTTGTTGATTTTACTTTAGATTCTCCTTCAGGTACAATTGTAAAGGCAGAATATAATCCTGATTCCTCAGGTACTACTTTAAACTATGTTCACGGATTAAGAGGTGCACAAATAACTCTCACTGATTCTAATGGAACAAATGGTGAAGTGAGAGCTATTATGTCCAGTGGATTAGGCATTGGTGGAGATGCATCTTCTGATCTTAAGTGTGGTTCTATGATGATTGGTGTGAGAGTTGATGGTAATACATCTGACTGGTTACTTAATCAAGATTATAGACAGATTGGTATTATTAGAGGAATTAAAGATTCTGCTCAAGGTACCCAGTGGACTAATCTTACTGGTGGTGCTTTACAATCTATGACTCTTGCAACACAAACGGTTGCATTTACAACAGATGAGATTATCGTTGGTGCTACAAGTGGAGCAAAAGCATACGTAGATCAAACTAATGGTAATACAATTCTATTCCATCAAAATGATTCAACTGGTTATATTGGATTTGTAGCAAATGAAACTTTAACAGAAATGAGTGGACCTGGACAAGGTACTGTAGGTAATCCACTTATAGCATCAGAGGTTGATCCATTTACAGGTGAAATACTGTATATAGATAATAGGTCTGCAGTAACTAGAGTTGCTAATCAGACAGAAGATATTAAAATAGTTATTCAATTGGATGAGTGTTCATGACCGTAAACTATACTAAAAATTTAGAAGCCCAAATTTATAAAGACGACTTTGACCCAGACAAAGGGTTCCATAAAGTATTATTTAAAAGCGGTAAGGCACTTCAAAGTAGAGAATTGAATCAGCTTCAATCTATTATACAAGAAGAAATTAAAAGACTTGGCACTAATCTTTTTAAAGAAGGTGCTTCACTCGAGTCTGCTGCTCTTACTTTTAATAATCGTTATAGATATATTAAACTTAATACTGATCCAACTGATGCTACAACTCCTGGTGTTTCTTTACCGAGTAATGTTTCTAACTTTAAAGATAAGGTTTTTGTTGGTCAACTTTCTGGTATTTCCGTAAAAGTTATTGAAATAGTAGAAGCTGAAGGATCAGATCCGGCGACAATTTATGTCCAATATCTCGACACTCTAAATGGAACATCTGGAACAAAGCCAGCTTCCGTAACTCCCGGTGAAGAATTACTTGAAAAAGACGGTTCGGTTGTTCTAGTTGTTCAGACAACTAATACTACTGCAGATCCAGCAACTGGTTATGGTTTTAGAATTTCTGCTGGTCCAGCATCATTCTTTGCTGAAGGACACTTTGTTCATGCTCCAAAACAGAGTTTAATTGTTGCTAAGTATTTCTCAAATCCAACTGCCACAATCGGTTTTAAACTTACACAAGTAGTAACCACGGCAGATGATGACGATTCTTTATATGACAACCAAGGAGATTTACCAAACTATACGGCTCCTGGTGCAGATAGATATACAATTAATTTAGAACTTGTAAATAAAAATACTATTCGAGCCGATGAAACATTTATTTATTATGCTAAAATTGAACATGGATTCCTTGTTGAAGCAGTTACTGGATATGATCAATATAATAAAATTAATGATATTATGGCTGTACGAACAAAAGAAGAGTCTGGTAATTATACTGTAAAGCCATTTAGACTTTCTTGGGATGAACATTCATCAGATAATACAAAACTATCTTTAGGTGTAAGTAGCGGTACAGCGTATGTAAATGGCTATAGAGTTAGTAAAGCATCTGCTAGTACTTTAGATATACCAAGATCAACTACCACTATTACACAAGAAAATAAGGGTATTTCTGGAACATATGGTAATTATATATTAGTTGAAGCTGGATTCTTTGGCATTCCAGATGTTAATATTTTTGAACGAGTAGATATTAGTGATGATACCACAGGAACTGCGGCGTTTGGTGTTAATGATAAAATTGGAACACTAAGAATTAGAGGTATAGATCCAGGTGAACCAGGATCTAATACATTTAAAGTGTATGTATTTGACATTGAAATGAATGCAGGTAAAATATTTAATAGAGATGCTAGAGCAATTGGTTTAGATAGTGGTGCCTGTAGTTGTGAAAGACAAGAAATGAGACTTGTCAGATCAAATAATAAAGTTATAATATATGAAACTCAAGCAAATGAGTTATTCTTTAAAATACCTGGTAATAGACCAAGCGCAGTTTCAGATATTTCTATGACTCTTGCAAAAAGATATAGGGGTACTGCTGCAGCTAATGGCTCAATGACAATAACTGCTTCAGCAGGAGAAGTATTTACAGACACTGTTAATTGGATTATTTCAGATCCAGGTGGTGCAACAACTGGACAATCTCCTACATATAGTGGAGTTGGTACATCAAGTGTTACGATTACGGGTCTAGTTAGTTCTAAAAATGGTGGTACAATTGCTACGGGGTTCGATCAATTTGAAGTATATGCTTATACATTTAAAGGTGCTTGTAATGTTGCTTCTAAAACAAAAGTTACAACTACAGCACTTGTTACTTTTAATCCAAGTACGGGTGTTGCACAGCTACCATATACTGATGTAATAGGTGTAGAAGAAATTAGAATATTAGCTTCTAACGGAAATCTTGTCACAGATAAATTTGAAGTAGATGGTGGTCAAAGAGATAATTCATACCAAAAAGGTTCTATTACTATTAAACCGGGTAGAACAGTTACTGGTAATTTCCAAAATACAACTCTTCAACTATTTGTTAAATTCTCTTATTTTGCTCACGGTTCTGGTGACTTCTTTGGGCCTAGCTCTTACTCAACAATTGATTATCAAGATATTCCTAATTATCAATTAGCAAATGGTCGCTATGTAGATTTAAAAAATTATCTTGACTTTAGATCATCAAAAGGAAGCAGTGGCACATATTCGACTACTGATGCCGAGATATTTATTTTACCAAAACAAGGTTCAACTATTGTTGCAGATGTTTCATATTATCAGCCAAGATATGATAAGTTAGTTCTCACACAACAGGGCGAATTTAAATATATAAAAGGAACACCATCTTTAAATCCTAAGTTTCCTTCAATACCTGATGGTACTATGGAGCTCCATAGAATTAGATTAAATGCTGGAACATTTGGTCCAGATGATTTAACATTCTCTATGCTTGATAATAAGCGTTATACAATGAGAGATATTGGTAAATTAGAGAGAAAGATTGATGATCTTGCAGAAGTAACATCTCTTACACTATTAGAAATGGATACAGCTAATATTGATGTGTTAGATTCTGATAATAGAAATAGAACAAAATCTGGATTTATGGCAGATAATTTTGAAAATCAGTATTTCTCGGATATTACACATCCAGGATATTCAGCAGCTATTGATCCAAGAAATAAACTTATAAGACCAAGAGCAATTACAAATAATATTGGTCTTTATTATGATTCAAATGCATCTACAAATACTATTATGAAAGGTGATAATGTATATACAACTTATAATACAACGCCTTATATTGTCCAAGATGTTGCATCATCTACTGTAAATGTTAATCCATATTTAAATTTATTTTATAATGGTGCAATGACACTTTCTCCAGCATCTGATGATTGGTATGAAACTGATTATACTCCAGATAAAATTATTCCAGGTGGTACATTACTTAATACTGATTTAGCCCTCCAATGGGGAGACCATGAGTGGAATTGGGGCGGCACTGATATAAATGATCTAAAGGTTGGTGATGATCAATCCATTACTTCAGAAATTGCTAGAAATAATTGGACAGAAAGAGTCGGATATTTTTGGAATAGAAAAACCACAACTGGGACTGATGTAACAAAAGAAACCGTTGTTAATAGGGTTGTTGCTTCAGAAACAGTTAGAGAAATTATTGATGATAGAATTGTAGATGTTGCATTTATTCCATTCATGAGGTCAAAGTTAGTAACTTTCCAAGCTGAAGGTCTTGCACCTAATACTCAAGTATTTGCTTATTTTGATGGCAGATCTGTTGCTAAGTGGGTAAGACAGGAATCGTTTAGTGGTGTTAATGTAACAAAACAAACCGATGTAAGTAATCTTTATAAAGCTGCAACTGAATATCCTTTAGCTGGCGGTAAGACAAAACTGTATACTGACGGACAAGGTAAGATTCAGGGCGCATTCTTTATTCCATCTTCTAATACAAGAACAGCAGGAACAACAAACTTTAGAACAGGTGATATTGAATTTACTTTATTAGATATTACTGAGTTTAATAAAAAGAATGCAAGCTGTGCTGCTTCGGCAATCTTTAGTTCTACTGGTACTCTTACCACAAGACAAGAAGATGTTTTATCTACACGTCTTCTTCACATTGTTGGAACAAGTACAACATCTACAGAAACAATTAATGTGTCATCCTCTGGTGGTGGCGGTGGAATAGATATTCTTGGAGCGGTTAATACAGTTGGTAGTGGTATTGCAACAGGAATTGGAGAAGTTCTTCAAGGGGACTTAATTGGTGGTGTTTCATCAGCTGTTAGTGGTGTAGCAGATGCTGCTGGAGATTTAATTAGTGATACAGTAGGTGTTGTTGAAGATGTATTTAACTTTGTAAAAGATATATGTTTCTTTGATCCTATTGCTCAGTCTTTCCTTGTTACAGAAGCAAATGGTGTATTCTTAACAGAAGTAGGTTTATTCTTTGCTAAGAAAGATACAAGTGAACAACCATTCCCAGTAACTATTCAAATTAGACCTACTGTAAACGGTCATCCATCTTCTGATCTTTCGCTTCCAGGATCTATTGTTACTATTCCAGCAAGTGATGTTGTTGTTTCAACAGATGCTTCAGCAGAAACAAGAGCAGTATTTAAAGAACCAGTATATTTAAAACCATTTACCGAATATGCAATTGTAGTTATTTCTAATAGTGATGCATATGAAGCATATATTTCAAAAATGGGTGAATTTAAATTAGGTTCTACAACCGAAAAAATTAATACTCAACCATATCTTGGTTCATTCTTTAAATCTCAAAACAATAGAACATGGGAGCCAGATCAGATGTCTGATCTTAAGTTCACATTATATAAAGCTGAGTTTAATGCAAACCTTACAACTAAAGCAATATTTAAAAATGTTGCAGTTCCAAGAAAGATTCTTCAAAGTGATCCAGTAGAATTATTCTTTAAAGATAGTTCAGATTTCTCTGATGTTTATATTAGAAGCCCACTTCATGGTTTATATGCCGGAGATACTGTTAATTTAAATGGAATTATTGGAACACCAGTAGATAGCGATTTAAATAATAATCCATATACTGTAACTGAAGTTGATCCTACTGGATTTGTAATTACAGTTCCAACTCTTACTTCGCCATCTCCATATTATAATTCTATAACTGGTGGTAGTGCCGTAACTGTTGAACAAGCTTATAATTATAGTACAATTTGGCCATCAGTGCAAGCAATTGAACCGCCTTCAACTAGATTAGACTATAATATTAAAATGGCAGCTGGTAAATCATATGCAGATAATAGTTCTAATGCTATTAATAATGCAGATATTTTAGATACTGTAGCTACAGTAGTTGCACCTAATCAAGATAATGAACTTGGTGTTATGAAAAGAGTATCGCCACCATCTAAGCTTGCAACATCTATGGTATTAGAAGCGGAAATGAAATCAAGTAATGTTTATGTAACACCGGTTATTGATCTTCAAAGAACGTCTGCAACTCTTATTACAAATCTTATTGATAATCCAAGCAATGTTCAGAGTACAACACAGAATAAGCCTATTGAGTGGTCTCACGCTTTAGATAGTGATACCATAAATTCTATAATGGGAACTGTAAATCAAACAGCATCATATAACCCGTTATTTGGTGAGACAAGAGAAAATGGTCCTGCTTCTGCAAAACATATTACTAAGCCTGTGCGTTTAGCAGCTTCTGCTGTTGGGCTAAAAATTATTATGGGTGCTAATAGACCATCCGACACATTTATTGATATGTATTATAGAGCATCAAAAGCCGATACTCTTGTCGGAACAACTTGGACAAGAATTGATTCAGAAAAACCAGTTCAAACTGATGATGATACAAGTATATTCAGAGAGTATCGTTATTTAGTTGGTGCTGTTGATGGAACCAGTGATGAATTTACACAGTTCCAATTAAAAATTGTTCTAAGGTCTACTAATCAGACTAAAGTACCCAAATTAAATGATCTAAGAGTGATTGCACTAGGAGACTAGGTTGGAAGATTATAGATATGCTAAAGTGGAAAACTATCCCGGCTATAAAAGAGATTTAGAAACTGGGGCAATAGTAATTACTGATGAAGAAGCCTTAATTAAGTCAAGGCAGATTTTGAAAAAGAAAAGAAAAGAAAAACAGGAATTAGCAAAATTAAAAGATGATGTTGCAGAAATTAAAGAACTGCTTTCAACACTTTTAAATAAAATAGGTGATTAATGGCAAGGCAAATATATGTAGACCTAAGTAACTCCATTGAAGCATGGAGACAGAAGACCAACTTGATGGGAGACTACATCGGCGATTTAGATAATCTTGCCGCACCAGCACCCTATGATTCAAGTATTGTTTCAGCATTTAATTACTTAGATGCTACTGTATTAGATTCATCTGAAACAAGAAATCTTATTTCACTTACAACATCTGGACCTAATGCTCTTGCTTCTTTAACATATAATAATGCTAATGGAGAATTTACTTTTATTACAAATCCTCTTACGCCTAGTTTAGTACCAGCTCTTCCTGCTGGTAAAATAACATCAGGTTCTTTTAATCCAGCAAGAATCCCTAATTTATCTGCAACTAAAATTACTTCAGATAAATTAGGTTTAGCTCACGTTCCGGATCTACCTGCAAGTATTATCACATCAGGAATTTTAGATTCAAATAGAATACCAAATACTCGTGGATCAAAGATTATAAGCGAATTACCTTTAGAGCATATTCCACCTTTACCTCTTGATGTTATGCCACTTGAGTTAGATTCTTTAGGCTTTGGATTTCCAACTGATCTTTATGGTTCTAATCCAAATGGACCAGTTCTTCTTACTAATTTACAAACAGTAAGTGGTAATAAAACATTTACTGGTGGTGTAACTATGTCATCTAATCTTACGATTAATGATCATGTTTTATCTGCAAGTAATAATACATATAATATAGGTGAAAATACTAATAGATTTGCTACCATGTATGCTACAACCTTTAATGGTGTTGCAACTTCTTCACTATATGCTGACCTTGCTGAAAAATATACAACACGTGAAGAATTGATTCCAGGTACTGCGGTCGCTGTTTCAAACAATGAAGAATATGAAGTCAGAGAAGCAACTATGTCAGATTATTGTATTGGTGTAATCTCTACCGAGCCAGCACTTATGATGAATAGTGAAGCCGAAGGTCAATATGTTGGCCTAAAAGGTCGTGTTCCAGTAAGAGTAAAAGGTCCCGTTAATAAAGGTCAAGCCGTTCATGCACTAGAAGACGGTGTAAGTACAACTCTTAAAACGACTGCTTTGGTTGGTATTGCTCTTGAAACAAATTTAGCTCAAGAAGAAAAGCTAGTTGAATGTGTTCTTAAAGTGTAAGGATGTAATATGGTTGCTGGAAATGTAATAGGAGCTTCAGGAGATTTAGTAGATGAACTTCCTATAATTACAAAATTTAAAGAACTATTTCACGATAAAGTTGTTTCGGAAATAGTTTGGTCTGGAGAAAATGGGCCAGATGTTCAGAGTGATCCTAATGTTGCAGCTGCCTTTGGCGCACCTCTTGAACTTACAGAGCCAAAAGTTCTTAATTTAGGTACTAGAAGTAATGTAGAATTTATAGCTGTTGCTGGAGGTGGCGGCGGTGGTGCCGGCAGACAGGATGGCGGACCGCACGCCGGGCCGAATGGTGAAGCATCTGGAAAAAACGGGACTAATACTAAATTTGAATTTAGGGCTGGATCAGCTGATGGAACTCTTATATCATCATATAACTTGGTTGGTGGTGATGGCGGCATAAGTTGTAATATCAGTTGGAGCAGAAAACCAAGAAAAATATATTTACAAAATGCTTTAGATATTGTATCTTCAGATACAAACTATAATATTATAGGTGAAGGTGGTTCTACTGCTGAAGGAAGACGCGGAACTGATGCTACTGGCTTTGGTGCTGGAGGCGGCGGAGGTGGTGGCGATCAACCATCGCCGGCAATCGATCTTGGGTTTGGAATTTCTATTGGGTTTGATGAATCTGGTAATGGCGGTAGCCGCGGTGTAGGTGGTGAATTTAAAGAAAAAAATGAAGACTTTTCTGCGTATGCAGGACAAAATATATATTTGGTGATTACTCAAGTAGGTGCGGGTGGTGTAGGAGCTGATGGACAGAATGATGGAGGTAATGGTGCTCCAGGTGTTGTAATAATAAAAGAAGCAAAACCTACTTTAATACCCGAAAGCGGGCCTGTGTTTGATGAACAAGGATTAATCCAATCTTTACGGGGTGATGATCATCTCGGTTTAGGTTATAAAATTGATGGAAATAAAATATTTGATGTATTTTTAAATGAAGCAAATAAATATACTGCTATTAGAAAATTACAAGTTATAACCGCACGTGATAATGGTTCTGTATACAATGAAACACAGGTTGCTTATTTAGGCTCACAATTTATAACTAATATAGATATTACAACTTCAGCTTTAGTTGCAGATGAGAATAATTTAGATCCTTCTGAACTAAACGAAGACGAAAATATTATACAATATTTTAATAATTTATATTATGGTTGGACTCTTATAAGAGATGATCCTATTATAAATGGTGTATTAGGATTAGGATCAGATCCTCTACCAACATTTGATCCTAATACTGGATTATTTTCAACATCACCCACATCAGTAAAATTATATACAACAAGCCAATCTTGGAGACCAACAACTTTACAGAATGTTGGTCTTGTTGCCGTAGGCGCGGGAGGTTCGGGCGGGCTTGGATCTCAAAGCTATGGAGGCGGCGGCGGAGGTGTTGCTATAAGAATACTTCAAGTTACGCCCGGTGAAATCTATAATTTTAATATAGGTTCTGGTGGTGGAGCAGTAAATGCCGGAAGTAATGGTGTAAATGGTGGAAATACATCTATATCAGGAGGTGCGTTAAGTTCCACAGTGTTTGGCGGTGGCGGCCAAAGAGGCGAAGCAACAGGTGACGCTCCTACTAATGGTGGAACGGCTTCAGGTGGAGATTATAATATAGACGGTGGTAATGCCGCAGGGGCCGCCTCTGGAGAACAAACATCCGGTGGACCGGCTGGTGGACCAGATGCTTCGATTTCAGAAGTAAATGTTGTTCCTTCAAAATTTACATCATCTTCAGATTTAACAAAATCTAATGGTATTGCAATATGTGGGAGCGGTAAAGGCACATCCTCTTCCGGTGGTAACTTTGGTGGTGGTGGCGGAGCTGCTGCTAGTGGCTATACTGGAGCTGGATCTCAAGGGGTTGTTGCAGTATTCTTTTTCTAAAATATATGATAATTTGTTATAAATAGTATTAATTAAAAATTTAGAGATGGTATAAAAATGGCCAGAAAACCTACAGTTAATTTGACAGATACATTTGAGACTTTTAGACAGAAAACAAATCTCATCTCAAGTAATGTCGGAGATCCGGATAATTTAACAACTCCGGTGACTACTGATCTTGTTCAGTCTTTAAATGAAATTAATGGTAGAACAACTCAATCTTATATTCGTAATAGCGTCTCATTAAATGCAAGTAATAATGCACTACACGCGTCTATGTCATATAATGCAGCAACTGGAGTGTTTTCTTTCCAATCTAATACAATTACAGATTCCGATATTCCTACATTAGATGCAAGTAAAACTGGTACTGGAATATTTGATGCCCAACGTATACCTGGATTAGATGCTTGTAAGATTATTACGGGTGTTCTTGATTCTGCTAGAATGCCAGTTGGCTATTTTGATAAAGAATTTTTAAATAATACAACAGATGATCTTCAAGAAGGCTCAACAAATCTTTATTATACAGATCAAAGAGTGCATTCTGCTGTAGGAATATATCCTGGTGATAGTACACTTGATTATAATACTGGTACAGGACAATTTAGAGTTAATGTTCCAGGACTAATTAGCCAGTTTCCCAACATACTTGATTCCGCACAAAGCGCCGCTGTTGCACAAGGTGCAATTGATTCTGCATACGTTGCAGCTAGGGTACCACCTTCTGGTATAGCATTAACTGATCTTTCTGTAACAACAGGTTCGGCTAGTGGCGGCGGTTCTTTAGCATATAATAATGGCACTGGAGCATTTACATTTGCTCCGGCAGATATGTCTACTGCGGGTACTAGAGTTTATAGACAGACTATTACTATAGCTGGTGGAGTTAATGGTGCATCATATCAATGGCCATCCAGTAGTTTTCCTAATGGAATATCTCGTAAACCAGATGTTATTAGTACAAAAGTGATTTGTACTCAAGCCGCTGGAGGTTTTTCCGTTGGAGATGAAATATATTTACCTCCACATTTTAATGAACCTGCTGGGGATCAGCAAGGTTATAATATATCATGGGATAATAGCGCATCTAAACTTATATCAACTTTAGGCGATGATGGTATATCTCTTTTGCAGAGTAGAACTGGTGGAAAATGGTTTTATGCTTATGTGACACATTGGAATGTTGTGCACAATTTAGTTTGGTATGGAACAGATGCGGATGAAGATATAGACACAATTGGCAGCATGAGCACTCTTTAAGGAAGAAAAGTAATGGTAAGAATATTAGATTTAACTCCAATACAACAAGCTGATATAGATTCAAATGACCATCTTGTTATTTCTAATGTCGGTGGAACACCGATGGCTTCTTCAAGAGTTAGGGTAGAAGACTTTGTGCAATATACTCTTGCCGGAGGTTCTTTAGGTTTTGCTACAAAAACGGAAGTTGATAGTGCTATTGATGCTAATAATAGTTTACATTTTCCTTTCACTATAAATGCTGGATTGGGTCTTGATAGTTTATCGAATGGCATTTTAGATAGTGCTAATGATACAATTACAATTAATCATACCGCTAGTTCTGCCACATCAATTACTAGTGCTGGTACGTCAAATATTATTCGTAATATTACCTTAGATGGTGCTGGACATATTTTATCTATAGATGAATCAAATGGTGGTACCATATTCTTAGAGTCTGCTGGTGTGTTTGCGGGTACAGGTTTATCTGGTGGTGGACAAATCACTCCAGGCAGTGGTCCCGTTTATATCTCTCATCCGACTGCTGGTGGTTTATCTAATTCCACAAATACTGGTACTAATGTTCTACAGAGTATTACATTTGATACATATGGTCACGGTGCATCAGTAACACCAGTTGATTTAACAACTGTTATTGATTCTTCATATATTAATCTTAGAGCAAGCTTTTATACAGACAGTGATGTTGAAGCTTTAGTTGATTCAGCTTATGTCTCAGCAAGAGTTCCTGATTTTGTAAGTGCTACTTCAGGAGATTCGATGGTTGGTGATTATTATATCACTGGCGAATTATTTGTGTCTGGTAATATTACAGGTTTTGCAAACTTCTCGGATATAACATTAAAAGAAAATCTTGAAATCATTAATGATCCAGTAGATAAAGTAATGAATCTTAATGGATATACTTTTAATTATATTGGTAGTGACATTCGTATGCCAGGTTTAGTTGCTCAAGAAGTTGAAGAAGTTTTACCAGAAGCGGTATATGAAACGCCTCAAGGTAAAAAAGCGCTACACTATGCAAACATGGTAGGACTACTCGTAGAAGCTGTAAAAGAGCTGAAAGCTGAGGTAGAAGAACTGAAAACAAAGATAGGGTAACATGCCAGATTACAGTCTCTTCCCAGCAACAAAAGGAAATCAGTTTTCATTCGATGATTTTAGAACTATATTAAATGTAGGTAATAATCAACCTATTTCCTTTGCTGATTTATATCCTGGTGGCATATATATACCAGATGATAATAATTTCTTTACTTTTTTATTATCGGTTCCAGATACTGGTGAAGTTTCTATAAATGATTTTCAGAGAAACGGTACTTCATTAGCAGATTTTACCATTAGTACACCTGATGCTAATAATCATGTCGAAGATCAGACAACTAGAAATCTTGCAACAATATCATTAAATAATGGGACATTTACAGAAGGTCAAAGGATATATTATGAATTAGAACCGTCAACCGGATCTGCTGATCCAGATTTTACTGGTGACGATGTGACATTCATGACTGGAAGAATAGGAACCACTTTAACTGGCATTGCTACTCCAACTCCAGGCACTAATAGTATAACACTTTCCGTTGCATTTAAAACAGATATAAGCACAGAGGGTAATATTGTATTAAGATTAAAAATACCTGGTTTAGATAATAGCACACCCGTAGGAACTAATGACTGGACACCTACAGTTGTTTCCCCTTTAACTGATACCAGTACAAATTTCATTAATCTTGATTTTGCAGACACAACAGTTCTATCTACTAATTCTAGCGTCACAGAAATAAATGGGTGGTCAATTCAAACAGAACATTTAAGATTAGGTAAAACAACAGGCAATAATCATAACGGGACCGTCCTTACTTGGAATAATAGCGGGGTAAACAGAAACTTTACTAATCCAACTGATCCAACACCAACTCCATCGGGCAATGGAGGAACAAGCGTAGGAGATTTTTATAATTTTGCATCTGGTGCAACCTTTGGTTATGAATTTAAAGATCCTACCGATACTGTTGAACAAGGGAGTACACAATTAGGATACTCATGTATTAGATTATATAATTCTGGAACAACCCCAAATGGTTTTGAAGTTGTACACGGGCCACTATTAAAAGGAAAGGTATGGCTTCCTCTTACAACAAGTGATTCAGTAAGATTTAAATGGAGAGCAGTTGGTGGTAGTGATGCATATGATGTATTTGCGTGGTTGCAAGAATGGGGTGTTAATGATGCTTCAGATATTCAGCAAGTATTATTAAATCAAACTCAAAGTTCACAGGGCGGTGATAGTGGATGGCAAACAGTTACTGCAAGTGTTAGTGTAAATGGTACATACTCATTTGGCTTTATGTGTGGTACATTTGATTATTCTGGTGGTAGAGCAGCCGGAGCAAATTTATATGTTACAGATATTGAAGTTATTTAATAGGAAAAGAAAATGGCACAGTACGAAGATATAACAATTGATAAAGGATCCGATGTAACTATTCGTTTGGATTTATATAATACTGATGGATCTCCTAAACAAATGAATACGCAAGACGAAAATGCTAATTTTGTACCGCTTTATAATATAAATGCAAAGATGAAAAAAACTTATAATACAAAAGATTCTGATGCTACAACATTCTTTGCTACAACTGTTGATCCAGATAATTTAGATTATGTTATTCATCTATCTTTAACAAATACTCAGACTGATGCACTTAAACCTGGTAGATATGTTTATGATGTAGAAATTTCAAGATTTGATTCAGCTGAAGGTGCTACAATAGTAGAAAGAATATTGGAAGGTAATATACAAGTTACCCCATCAGTAACATAGAGGTATAAAAATGTCTGGTATAAAACTAGTATCAAACAGAACAATTATAAAAAAGATTACTGTAGGAACTCCGATTTTTACAACCAAACGTGTTCAACTTCGTGCTAGTTTAAGCGATATTACTGATGTGGATGTTTCAGAAACAGATACAGATGATCCAAATCTTTTAGGTTTAGCAAATGGGCATGTTTTAGTTTTTAATGCTGTTACAGAAAAATATGAAAGCCAAGAACTGGATGGAGGGGATACCTTCTAAAAAGTATATAAATACTATTAATTCAGAATTTATTAAGGTTTGATCTAGTATGGCAACTTTCAGCACCATTAGAATAAAACGATCTGCTACACAGGCAGCGCCAAGTACACTTAAAACCGGCGAATTAGCTTATTCTTCATTAGACTCTTCAAGAGCACTTTTTATTGGTGTTGGTACCCCTATTGATTCAGCAGGAACTGCACCACGTATTGCAAAAATAGGTGGGGAATATTTAACAGCACTACAACCAGATTCTGCCGGTGTTAATCAATCTTTAAGATTTTTAATAGCAGGAGATAGTCGTGATCTTGATTATCTAAGACTTAATAATGAATTTATAGTTCCTACTGGTACTACAGCTGAAAGACCAGCTGATGTAACTGGGTCAATTAGGTTTAATACTCAAGATACTACATTTGAAGGATATGATGGTAATGTCTGGAGTGGTCTTGGTGGCGTAAAAGATGTTGATCAAGATACATATATTATTGCAGAATTAACTCCCGGTAGTGATGAAGATACATTACAATTCTATACTGCTGGAGAAAAAAGATTTTCTATTACAGATTCTGGTCAATTAGTTGCCGCTTCTGGATATTCTCCAGATAGTTCTCAATCTCTTGTCACAAAAATATATACTGATAATGTAAAAGCTGGAACTCCGCTTGATGGTGCTTGGGATGATGGTGCATATAGATTTTTTGATGATAATGATAGAGTAACCGATGTTCTTGATGGATTAAATGAAGCAATTAACAATGTAAGAAATAATGCCTTTTGTAGAGACCTTACTTTTGTAACTTCTCCGACCGCAGCAGGTGCTGGGTTTACCACTACAATGACAGTAACAAA